GTGAGTTGTGATGAAGAATCTGTGGCTGTGTGAATACAAACTGATGCGACGCTATCAGACCGAAGATATTCCGATTAAAAAGGTTGGCTTGGTTTGGGCGGAAGATGAAGACACGGCCTTGAAGACCGTAGCCGAAAGCCATGGTGCCAAGTCAGAGGTTGCCTACTACCGGGAAGACTATGTTTACGACTTTGAGGCAACCGCCGCTATCGGGTCGCCCTTCTAACCTTCCCCCGCCAGCCGCTGAATGAGTAAGGGAGTGAGTGATGATTGTTTACGCTTCAAACGCGCAGCACCGTGGCTGGTTGATGTGCGACCGAGTGGAACCGCATGAGGATCGCGTCTACTATGTCGTCGAGATTGACGAAGATCGGTACAGCGGCTGCTACAGTCTACACGGCTGCACCGCATGGCCCGGCGTTCGCCCCAATGACATAGACGACGGCGACATAGAGTGCATGAATTTCTGGGACCAGTGGCGGGACAAACTGCTGTATGGCGGCGGGGCCACTCCGCAGCAGGCGTTTCAGGATCTAATTCAGAAGGCGACCACGTTGGGGATTCCACTGGTCGATCATGATGACGAAAGCTGGTCGAACCTCAAAGTCGTCTTGCTACACGCAGTCTGCCGCCCAGTGAAAGCGATGCTCTACGGCTCGCAAGATTTCAAAGCGTGGCTGGGCGACGTTTCACTGCGACCGGTCACGCTTCCCCCGCCAACCGCTGAATGAACTTCCCGAACTCCTTGTGTATCTCTTTCGTCGCGCCCATCGACGTGGTGGCCGTTGCCATCTGCACGATCAGCGCGAGATTCACATAGTGCTGGTTCTGTCGCTCAGTGACCAGTTCGCCTTCCTCCCAGAGACAGGCGACCACATAGTCGCCTGCATCCGGGTGGCCGGCAGCCAGTAACGCCGATACCTGCTTCCTTAGTCCCCAGACGAAGGAGTCAAGGTTGAGGCGTTCGCGCTCTGGACCATCTGCACCAGAGCGCTGAGGAACTTTTTTGGCGGCATCTCCGTGGTGAAGGTGAGATTGCCGACCTTCTGCAAGGCGTCCAGTTGAACTGGGAATGACAACTCGCACGCCGCTGTCAGGGTTGCCTGCCACCGGGTTGCGCCGTCAGGGGCTGCCGGGTCGATCGGCGTCCCGTCGAACGGGTCGCCGCCGCTGGCCAAGGCGATGATTTCGCCCATCACCAAGGGTGCGCTGTTGAACAGCGATTCTGCCATCCCTTGGACGTTGTCCAGGTCGACACTGCCACCTTCGCCGACCACCTTGTCGAACATGGCTGCCAGTTGGCCGCGATGCCGGTGATAGAGGCCAAAGATGTGATTGGGCGTCAACCCGGTGACAGTGAAGGACTGACCCTCACTGTCACCGAGCGACACGGTTTCCGTCGGCTTGACGATTTTCAGCAGGCTGCTCATGTGGTCCCTATTCGCTTTCTGCTTTAGACGCCTTCGACTTCTTGCCCGTCCACGATGATCGCGGAGCCACCGGCAACCGGGACCAGCGCTTCAATGGCAAGCTGAAGCTGCGTCCACTCGTTGTCCGTGATGAGCGAGAAATCGCCGCCGGGCGACAGCTTCACGTAGGGCAGCTTGAGATCGTTCTTCACGGTGCCGGTCGGCGCGTTGCTCTGGAACCAGATGGCGCCTTCGACCTGCGACGTGCCGGACAAGACCTGATTGCGGGTTGACGTTGCGCGATCGTATTCGACGGTGATGTCTGCGCCACTGGTGATCGTGCCACCGACAACCGGCGTGATTGTCCCGCGATTCAGGTCAACGGTGTAATCGGTGCCGAGCGTCTTGACGACGGTAGCGACCTTGACCACGACATTGGACAGCTTGCGCGCGCCAATCTCGTAGAGCAGACCGGGAATCACGTCTTCAATGGTCGCCGTCTGCGCGGTCGCCGAAGTCTGGGTGATCGTCGAAGACGTTCCGAGGAAGAACAGCCCCACGTTCTCGGTGCTGATTTCATCCGACGTCAGCGTGCCGGTGCGGTTCACCTGCGTGATGATCGACTGATCTTTCTCGTTAATCCCTTCGGTCGACGCATAATGGTCGAGCGTCTGAATTTCGATATTCAGCGAGAAACCAGGGCAGTTGCCCAAAAAGCGGTAGCCCATTGGGGTCTGGGTGTTCGGTTTGAACAACGAGAAGTAGACCTTCCCCTTGCCAATCTGGTAGTTCTTCTTCTGCGTTGCCATGTTTCACCTCATTGTGTTGGACGCACTTATATGTTGACTCTCTCCGTAAAGCAATCAGCCATACGGGTCGGAGGCGTTGTCAACGATTCGTAGCTGGACAGGTAGCCAGAACCACGCTTTCGCGGACACATCATCTGCCGGCCGAACGACACCAAAGCCGAACGACAAGCTGGTGATCTGGTCTTCCTCAAAGCCGAGGATAAAACGGGACGTAGGGTCGTTGGGCGACTTCCGCTGACGTTCTTCGGCGAGACGCTGGCGAACGTCAGCCAGCAGCAGATACGCCGGGTCAGTAGGATTCTGCTTGTCGTCCTCAACGAAACCCTGAATGAGCAAGTCCCAGTCGTACTCGCCCACGGTGCAGTCGTAAGGTGCGTCACCGTTTTCATCCGCCGGCGACACGCCTTCCAGAACCGAAATCATCGGCAACGGATCTCCACCGCCATCGCCATCGTCACCGAAAGCCATGCGACCGCGATACACGCGCGACGTCATCACCCCGTCGCCGGGGTCGAAGTCCGCCATGTTGAACACGTAGCCGTTGGCTGGGGTGATCGTTTTCAGGCAGTCGGTCAGCGCGCGGAGGACACGCAGCTTGAACGGGAGCGGGTCGGGATAGATCATGGTTTCACCCGCAGCATGATGGTGATGCCTCGCCCGAACAGGCCGACCACGAAAACTTGGTAGGCGGTGCGGGCTGCCTGTGGCAGGGCGAAGTCGGCGGCATCCTCGTAGGTGAGGTCAAACCAGCCGAGTTGCAGGATGCCGGTGTCAATACGCATCAGAATACATTCCCCTTGTCGCGCTGCTCCATCAGTCGAGCGAACTCCTGATTCAGCCACCCTTCGACATCAGGAAGCATGTCGACAGACACCGTGCTGAACACCTGGTCGATCGAGGGGCCGAACAATAACACTAGCCCCTTCGACAACTGAACCTGCTTATATTTGTTGGTGACCGTCTCGCCCGGTTTCAGGCGCATCGCCAGTCCAAGATTGAACGCTTCATCATTCAACACGCCGCCCTGTGGCAGCCGGATGAGGAACGCCCGCTTCATGAACTTCGCGAAGCCCGGTGCCACTTCCACCCGGACACCCATCTTCCCCGGTGTCTTGGAACCAGTGGCGAACCGTGCCAGGCTGGTCGGCGCAAAGCGACCGGTCACCCGCGATTCCAGCATGTCAGCCGTGGCAGGCTTGCCGATCTGCAAGCGAGCGTTCTGCCCGCTGAGATACCGCGCCGGGAAGTTCACCTGCTGCCGCATCTCCTTGGCAGCGGCGGTGCGCGCGCGGCGGGTGGCGTAGTTCACCGCGCGAACGGCAGCCCGCTTCACGTCTGCGGGCAGATCCTCCAGCGTTCGCAGCGCGGAGATGCCTTCCACGGCGACGGCGTATTCCTCCGTCATGGCAACGGCAACCCGTCTGCCTCGGTGGCGCTCAGCGGCGTCACGCGGGCGGTCTGCCACTCGTCACGGGGCGGATAGAGGAAGTCGATCTTGTAAGCCTCGCCGTCCTCGACCGATACGATGGCGTTAGTGCGCCGGATCGCCGGGAGATCGGGAAGGAAGAAAATGATGCGGTCCTCGGGGACGGCGGACTGTGCCGCGCCGTTCATGGACTGCAGGTCGCCCGTCATCGGGTCTTGGGTCTTCCGGTGGACGCGCACAGTGCAAGGCACCGGGGTTGCACCGGAGACGGGAATATATAGCGCGGCGACCATCCACTCAGCATGGATTGCTCGCCGCGCTTCACGCATAAGGTCGCGTGCGCCCACTGTATCAGCCCAGCGCGCCTTCGGGGTCGACCGGAGCCTTGGAGGCTTCGATCTTCTCGTAGAGCGCGATTTCGGATTCATCTTCCAGTTCGCGGATGGCACCGAGCGCCAGCAGTTCCTGACGCTGGGCTTCGTCCACGGGCGTGTAGAAGGAACCGGGGGCGACCCGTTCGTCCTTGCCGACAACGATGCTGTGAATGGCAACCGCCGGCTTCACGGCAACAGTGTCTTCGGTCTTCACGGCAGCCTTGGCTACCGGCTTCTTGGTTTCGGTCGTCATGGTTTCACCTTTTTGTTGAACCGGTGGACGTGCTGCCCACCGGCTCTGATGCGGGTTACGCGATCGGGGTGGAAAGGAAGGTGGCGTTCGGGTTGATCGGCACCATCAGCGGAGCCGACTTCAGCGACACATGCTCCACCTTGACGTCGTCGCCCGTGGTGAAGTTCTTCGGGAAGATCGGCAGAGCGGCGAAGTTCGCGTCCTGGTCGATGATGCGGCCGAAGCATTCGTAGCCCATGATGGACTCCGGGGTGCCGGTGAACAGCATCTGGTTGGTCGCCAGATAGCGCTGCTGGTTGCCCGAGTTGTCGGTGTAGGTGGCGTTGTTCACCCACAGTTCGATGCGCTGCCCGGAAGCACCGCCCACGGTCAGTTCGCCGAACTTGTAGACCTGACCACCGTTCGCCACGCCGGACACGACGCCGCGATCGACGACCACGGAGCCACCGACAATGTTCTTGTCGAGGTGCTGCAGGATCTCGGCATCCTTGCGGACGATAGACGCCACGTTGCCGCCCATGGTGATGCGCGTCGGCATCCCGCCGAACTCGGCGTTGTTCATGGTGTCGATGGTTGCCTGGATGTAGTCGAGGATCGACACACCCGAGTCACCGAAGCGGTTGCCCGAAGTCAGGACTTCGGTGTGACCGGCAGCGCGCTGGAAGTCGACCAGAACCGATTCGCCCGAGTCATAGGTGACGGTGATCTTGCCGTCGATGATCGCACGGGCGCGCATCCACTCCCAGCGACGTTCGACCGACTTGAGGGCAGCCGCAGTCTTGGCAGCCTTCAGCAGGGCGCGGCGCTGCATGACGCCGAGCGGCTTGGTGCCGGCCAGCATGGAGCGGTCGATACCGGCGACGAACGACAGGCCATCCAGCGGCGAGATGTCTTCCTCGACGATGATGTAGGCAGGCTTGAAGCGCATCGTGCGCTGGCTGTCGCTGTAGACCGAGCGACCGCGACCCAGCGGACGGACAAACGGCGCCAGCTTGCGGCTGAGAATGGGCAGCTTTTCGAGATCGACATATTCGTCCTCGAAGGTCATGCCGTTGGTGAAATACTGGCCGAAATACCATTCTTCCACCTTGACGTCCCGCATCACGCCAAGCAGCGTGTGGGTCTGCCACAGTTCATACGGATTTGCCATTTTCGCTGATTCCTTGTTGGCGTGAGAGCGTTACGCGGCCAGGCGGCGGCGGAACATGAGGTTGGCAAGATCCTTGCCGGTGACGCTGTTGACCTTGAGGGCTTCGGTGTTGAAGGTCGAATCCCAGACCAGCGGGCTGTCGGTGCCGGCATTGAAGCAGCCCTTGACCCAGACCTGTGCATAGATGGTCGTGTTCGACGAGCCGCTGGTGAAGCCGTGCGCCAGAACGCCGATCGGCGCGATGGAGGTCGTCGCGAGGACGATCTTGCCGCTCGACAGGCCGACCACGCTGAACTGCGCCAGCGTCAGGCTGTCACCGGCCAGCAGCGAAACCGCAGGCATCATCGCAGGTTCGGCACCCGCCATCAGGTTGGCCTGCAGGTAGGTGTCGAGCGATTCAAACGCCGGAAGGCCATAGGCGTCCGCGTTCTTGTAGTCGGGGATGATGTTCGCCATGGTAGCGACTCCTTACTTGCTGGCCGGGGCGTTGAAGCCCGGCAGGTTGTTGCTGCGGATCAGCGCCAGAATGTCGCCGCTGGCTGAATCAAGAGTTCGCGCGACTGATGGAACAGCGCGATAAGGGGAATGTATTCTGATGCGTATTGACACCGCCATCCTGCAACTCGGTTGGTTTGACATCACCTACGAGGATGCCGCC